GGATCTATCTTAACATCATGGATATCCACAAGGTCATCGCGGTTCACAGTTCTCGGATCCACGTTCCTCATTTCTTCCAATGTCATAGCCGTCACCTCCCTCGTTATCTGATTTTGGTCAAAGAAAACAGAAACGCCTCGTTTTCTGATTTTCACAGCTTATCCTATCACCCCGATAAGTCTGATACTATGACATCATTTCGTTTTCAAAATCATGTCCTGTTTGTAAAAAAATAAGCCCGCAGCCATCGGCTCACCACCGATAACCACGGGCACACCCTAAACCATATTAAACTCTCTTCGCATAACTCAATGCGATCCACCCGGCACCGCTCTTAAGCCTTCCCCATCCAGCCTTAGAGCCCTTACCGTCCTTCACCTCAACTATCGTATATGTCCCAACCGGCACATACTTTCCAGTCCACTCTGCATCCGTTCCTGCACCCTTCCGGATCCGCAGATCCTTCGCCGTCACCTTCACAAGAAACGGACAGTCTGCATTGGTCATCCCACCGCTCGCAGGTTTCTCAGCCGAACCACCATACTTCTTTAGGTACCCTTCGCCATACCCGGCACGCCTTACCTGTACCGCATCGCTCTGATCAGCAGGTCTCTCATACCAGAGCAGCACCGCATCAGAAGCCTCCCTGACATTATCCGCATTCTGAAGCACAACCAGTACCGCCTGATAGCTCACCTTCAGCTCCTTCCAAAGGAAATCAAGCTGCATCTGAAGATCCCCGATGCTCTTGCCCTTTTCCTTTGCAAACTTAAGCAGTGCCTCTTTCCTGCTCCAAAATGTCCACTGAGCCAGCCCGTATCCGGCACCGTCTCTGACGAAATTCCCATAAGCCCCGGAATCCACCGCAAGCGTATAGGCCTCATCATTCAGCCCCAGCTTCTTCTCAAAGCTGTTCTGAACATTATTAGCACGGCAGCCACTTTCGGCATAGATATTGCCCATAAGCCCTGCCACGCCGTAGGCATTCCCGATCTTACCCATAAAGTAATCCCAGATAGTCTTTTCAGGATCATCAACCTTATCCGCAACCGGCACATCATCCGTCGGAACTGATGCGCCCATAAGAGCCGCCACATCAGCCCTCACGGTATCCATGCTCTTTCCGAACTTCGGGAACCAGTGAAGCACATCCCCGTGATTGCTTCCAAACCCCAGCTTGTGAGAATCCGCATGACAAAGGATCGTGGGAACCGTCACGCCGTTATACTTCACGCTTCCCTTAGGATCAATCCCGAACATCTTGCAAAGATAAGCCGTCAGCTCGCATGCCTCCTGATACACCTTCGCAAAATAAGCTGCACCGTTCAGCCCATCCTCGCAAATCTCGAACTGAATCCATCCGTTATTGCAGCTCCCCTTGCTGCCGGAACCGCATCCCCACGGCTTGTAATCCCAGGGCATCGTCTGAACCGCCGCAACAGTTCCGTCAGCCAGCTTTCCGATCCAGGCATTCAGCCCAGCCTGTACCTTTGTATGGTTCCAGTCATTTCCGTAAGCATTCTTCCCGATCAGATTGATCATCGCATCCCGGTCAGCGGCATTATCATCCGGCTGCACATACCGCTTCAGCGTCGGATTATTTGCCCCGGTACTGTGCCAGAGCACGCCCTTCACCTGCATTTTCCCCGTACCCTTATAACAACTACTCTGAGCCATCATGCAGACCATCGGCTTATTCTTCTCACTGTACTTCATCGTGATCACCGTCCTTTTCGCTATCCCTGTGTAACTGCTCCAAAACATCATGAAGTTTCTTAGGAATCGGGAGCCCCAGATACGCCGCATTCTCAACCAGACTCAATCCCTCATTGCTCAGGTAAAAGAAGATGATCGCCGTCCTTAAAACGCCGGTCTCACCGAAAATCTGAACATCAAGGATATGCCCGATCCCGACCATCACGAACACCAATGTCTTGCGGCACAAGCCCCTGAACCCGACAGATGAGCTCAATTTTTTATCCGCAACGGCACACATAACTCCCGTGATATAGTCCAGCACCACGAAAGCAAGCAGCGCATAAAGTAGCCCGTCACATCCTCCAAGGAAATATCCAAGCCACCCTCCAATCGCTGCAAAGATCATCTGAATCACATTCCAAAACTCTTTCATAACACCATGCCCTCCTTCAGCATTAAAACAGGCGGCTCCGTATCGGAAACCGCCCTAACAAAAAGTTCCATATTCACTTGTTATCATCACACGCCCGTACTCGGTTCCTGCTCCGTCAGCGTGTATGTGATCTTCATAGTCTTGTCAGCGTTCTTAACGATCGCCTGAGCAAGATTATTGATACTGGCCAGATACGGCATCAAAAGCCATGTTGTCTGATAATCGGACCCGTAGTTACCGCCAAACCCTGTCAGGAACTCTTTATACTGGAACAGCGGCGTTCCGATATAAGGGAACCTTGATGCACCTGCCAGCTGCACCACCGTATCATTCGCCGTAATGATGAAATCATATCCTATGATAAAATCATTGATCAGCGTCATATAAGTCTGGCTGGTCGAAGACCCCGAAAGCGTCCTGTTCGCCGATGTGAACCCGAACGGGATCAGCGTGATATCAGTGGTATTGGAAAGATTGATCTTGTACATCCCATCATTGTCATAACTCGGAATATACAGATACCCATTCCTGATCACGCCCCTGCTCGCCCTGTTCACATAGGAATCGATCTTGAAAGACCCGATAGCCTTCAGGTGTGCATTCGCCAGCGTCCAGGTGCCCTCGGTATAGGTCAGATCACTCTTCTTGATCTTGATCCACTTCATCGTTGCATCACCGGAAGAGTTAGCCGTATTGGAAAATCCATACCAGTACCCGTCATGCCCGTCCAGGAAATCACCATAAGGCGTGTATCCCGTAGTAAAAGAGAACACGCTGCAATGAATCGTATCCTCTTCCAGCACCGTGACCGTCGTATCATCCAGCTTGTCATTCAGCCCCAGCGTAAACACCGGAAGCCTTAACTTCCTCACGATAACCGATGAATCCACAAACCTCAGCGAATACATCACGTTATTCTCAAAGTCCACCTCAACCACCGAATACAGCAGCGCAAGCTCATCATCCGTCTGGGTATCCAACTTCACTTCCCTGATCTTCAGATATCCGTTGGAAGAATTGACTGCATTCCCGAACACCGAATTGCCACCCTTTGCGGAAGTCAGAGCCACCGCCGCAATGGTACCGTTTCCCTGTGAAGGTGTGAACTCCCATACGAACTTATAGCCGTCATCCAGCGCTTTGCTCTCAACCAGATTCATGCTCCCTCTTGCCGTGTCCGCCGTAGCATTCACGTCATTGGACGCATACGCCACCGGCAGCACGGCAGATGAAGGATAGATATTGTTCGCATTCTCCGTTAAAGCTGAAGGATACAGCAAAATACCACCTATCATATTCGGGCATATAGGCAGAAGCGCATCATTCCAGATCAGCATATCGTCATACTGCCCGGAAGTCTTATAAAAAACTCCCATCGGATTCAATCCCAGCAGATGATTCACCGCATTTGTGATCATATTGGTCTCACGCACCGTCTCCACCGTGCCCGTATTTTCATCGGTCAGTTCTATGACCATCTCACCATGTAAAATCATGTCGCCCTCCTTATGAATTGCTTCCCGTCACATCAACCGGCATCGCAAAAGCACCCAGAGCCGTCCTTCCGATAACCACATCACTGTAGCTTCTCTGCACAAGCTCATCGATCTTAAATACCACGCTGTCCGCAACCGTCTTAAGCTGAATACCGCCGCTGATACCGACTCTCTCGATATAATCCTCAATCGTGATCGTGCCATCCCAAGCCGCATTCGCACCCATGCTCTGACCGGAAACAGATGCAACGCACCAGCCAGTATCCACATCTGCCGTACCGCCGCTCACCTTCATGTAAACATTGAAGGTATTGGTATAATTTGCAATCACATTTTCAATCGGATAATACAAAAGGATCGTGTGCTTCCCGGAATGCCAGGTCTCCACCGGCTGATGCACCGTGATCATTTCATCGTTGAACTCAAAGGTAAAAGTAACGACCGCCTGCCCGTCTTCCGTCCAGCTCACCGGCAACGATACTGAAACCGTCTGCTCTTCCGTATTACCAATAACGTCAGGATTATCAGGATCCAAAGGTTCCGGCTCATCCACCGCAACAGAAGGTATCACCACATTCCCTGCTGCCGTAGCACTCTTTGACACCGCCGTTGCATGAACATCCACGATCACCTGCCCGAAGAACTGAGCATGATTATCTTCAGATGTTGCAAACTCAATGGAGATGATTTTCGTATCCTGTGATCCAACCGTAAAAGCTGAAGCATTCGTAAAAGTATGGATACCTATCTTTCCTGCCTCGATCTGCGAAAGAAGCCCGGAGATATTCTTATCATTCTTACTCTTCGCCTGAGCCAGCCTCGGATTCTTTCCAACACCTTTAAGCTTCTGCTTTCCATACATGTTGATCTGCATAGAAGTGATCGCGCTGATCTTATCCCTGTCAGCCTGCCCGCCGATAAAGGTAAGCACATCACCAACATCAAGTGCCGGATTTCCGATAGTATCCGAATCAAACGGCACATAGTCTATAACTGCTATGTCATTCAGAATATTCGTGCATAACTGCCGCCTTGTCTCATCAAGCCCAAACTGCAAAAGCGGATTCACGCCCAGATTCATAGTCAGCCCGTTATCGGGATCCAGATGATAATACTCAGCGATCTCCGTCCGCATATTCGTGGAAGAAACCGCCGTATACCTTGTGATAAAGTCTGAAAAGCTGGAAGAAAACCTGTGCCTGCCAGCAATCTCCATCACCGGATCATCGCCGTACTTTCTCAGTTCCAGCACGCCTTCCCTGTTAATACAAAAGAAACCTCCCAGCACCTGCCCCACATAGTAGAGCACATCCCGGTAGGTCTCGATATCGTTATCCGTATAAATGGAAAGTTCTGTAGCACCGTTCGGCATTGCCTCCACTTCTTCCTGAGTCAACGCAAACTCCACATGACACGCCTCACAGCAAAGATGGATGAAATCGTAAGCCTTACCGACAGTCTCAAATCCGTTAAAATCCTTCTCGAAGCGAAGCATATAATCATAAGCCTTCAGTTCCAGGCACTTCACCGTCCTGTTCGCCTCCGATACCTCGAAAACGCCCATCGGGATCGTTTCATAAATGCCATCCGACTCAACCGCCTGATCATACTCAGGATCCAGATCCCCACTGCTCCGGCTCTTCGATATCCTCAGATGATAGAATACCTCAACCAAAGCATCTTCCTGCGTATACCGGTCAATATCCGAAAGCAGCGTCACGCCCATCTCAGCCGCATACACCGTACCCAGCTCAATCTCAGTGGATCCGCAGCACTGAGCCGAAATATATCCGCTCCCCTTAACGATATCCTCAGCCCCGAAATCATACACCACGCCGTTCTTCGTAGTGATCTTCCCCGTCCAATAATATTTTCTGGTATTCTCCTGCACCGCCTGCAGGAAATCCTCGCTCACCGGATACAAAAGCAACACCTCCCTCCGGGCATAAAAAGAGCCGCTGTTACACGACTCTCCACAAAAACCTTATTTGTATTATTATGCTTTATCTTCCTTCCGCTATCTCTGTTTTATATACTTTATGAGCATAGATTACTGTTATTATTGTAGCTAAACACAAATATCCCAATGATATTATTGTTGCTCCAAAGGAGCTTTTCATCAATACCGACGTTATTATAGTCGGAACTCCTGCAATCATAATAGCTAATGCTCCAAAACGATTGGATTTACGCCAGGTATTATCGTTATACATGCTCCAGCTTATCCTTACCCCGACAGCACCATTGATACGAGTCTTCGTCATGAAGTTTCCAAGTACAATAAATATGATCCCCATAAGAATACAGGAAACCTTGCCAATATCAATGGATTGTCTTTCCGCTCCGGAAACAGCCTCAGTATATGCCCCATATAAGAGAAATCCTTGCATGACCGTGAACATTGCCGCCTGTGACATACCTACAATACCAAGAACTTTAGCGTTTGACCTTGCACTCGCGCTTTCCTTTTCATCGGATGCCTTGTCGGCTTTCTTTTCATAAAATCTTATAAACAATGCCCAAAACAATGACATCGCAAGAATAATAATCGGGAAGATTAGATTTTCGTACCTGGAACCCCATCTGTCTATATTTCCCGACATATCATAATGCATTGGAACACTATCAGGCATAAACTGTAGCACTATTGCTGTTCCAGCAAGCGAAATAAATGAAATAATCCACATGACCTTTTTCATCACTTGTCACCTCCGAATTGTCCTATCCACAGGATCAGTTCATCAAAGACTGATGTATTGATCTCATAGTAGATAAAGTTCTTCTGCTTATACTCCATGATTAAATCAGCACCTTTAAGCAGTTTCAGATGATATGACAGTGCCGCTGGTGTTATTCCCAGTTCCTCTGCTATTTCTCCGGCATTCATCCGACCCTTTTTCAGCATTACGAGTATGTCTCTGCGCTGCTTATCTGCCAGCACTTTGAAAATATTTGTATCACTCATAACACGCACTCACTTAAAATCTATTTCAAAATATTTTTAAATTGTATGATCAGTATAAATCCGAAATAAGATTTCTGCCAAGAACTATTTCAAAATATTTTTAATTAGAACTCCTTCAGCGTAAAACTCACCGTCCACAACCCCTTATAACTCGTATCCTTTTCCAGCTTTGCCTTGAATCCCTCCACATACATCTGTGTCTGAACCTGTGTCACCATCTCAGGATCAAAATACAAAACTGTAATTCTTTCCTGATTCTTATATTCCGTCAGCTTTTTAAGCCAGACCTGCGTAACCGAAAAAGAAACGGATATCTCCACAACACCGGCTCGCACCACATCTCTCTGGATGGTACCTGCCTCTGTCTCGCCCCCTGAATCAGCTTCCTTATCTTCAAGGTTCACTTCATAGGAATCAGGCAGAGGAAGGTTCTCACCGTCAAATGTCAGATATTGAATAAATGCCATAACATCACCTTCCTCCACTTCTCAGATTCGCTCTCTGTTGAGCGTTCACGATCACTTCATCCAGCATAGTACCACCAAGGTAAACAGGGATCACGATATCGCCACCCTGTCCGGAAGCACTCACGCCACCGACTGCTTCTCTGATAGCAGGAACCAAACTGCTCAGATCAGCTCCCGAAACTCTGCCGCCACCGGCCATTGCCGCCTGCATTCCGTTCACCTGCGGATTAATAGTCATATCAGCCGATAAAGAATCCATCGCCTTTGTGACCATACCCTTGCTGTCTTCAATGCCCTTAGCCAAACCTTTCATAAAGTCCGGCATCCACTTCTCATAATCCGTCAGAGGACCCTCATCCGGCACTGAGAAATGCAGGAAGCTCTTGATCTTATCCGCAACAGAAGAAACCGCATCACCAACAGCAGAAATGCACGACTTAATGCCGTTCACGATACCCATGATCAGATCCTTACCCCAGTTAAATGCCTGCGATGCAAGCCCCGTGATATGATCCTTCACATTGGCAAAGCCACTCTTCACCGCATTGAACACATTGCTCATAGCGGTCTTCACAGCGGAAGTCACATTATTCCATAGATTTGTAACCGCCGTCTTTATCGCGGTTCCGACAGATGTGACAGTATTCTTGATGTTATTCCAAGCCGTAGTCACCACATTCTTAATGGCATTCACCACCGTAGTGATCACATTCTTGATGCCGTTCCAGATATTCGTAAAGAAGCTTGAAATCGCATTCCAGATCGTAGTCGCCGTGGTTTGGATTGCCGTCCATGCCGTAGTCAGGAACGTGCTTATCGCCGTAACTACCGTAGTCACCACAGTCTTAATAGCATTCCAGATCGTAGTAAACACGGTCTTTATCGCATTCAGCACCGTTGTGATAATTGTCTTATAGATATTGAAATATGTTGTGATGATCAGCTTTATCGCATCAACCACCGTCTGGAATATTGCCTTTATTCCATCCCACAATCCTGAGAAGAAATTCTTAATCCCGTTCCAGATAGTTTCAGCCGTACTCTTGATTGCTTCCCATGCAGCCGTGAAAAACTCCTTCAGTGCCTCCCATACTGCAACTGCAATCTCCTTGATCCCTTCCCACAGGTCAATCCAGAACTGCCTGAACTCTTCGCAGTTATTCCAGAGATAGATAAATGCTGCAACCAGAGCCACAATCGCTGCAATGATCAGCACATACGGATTCGCTGCACATACCGCATTGAATGCTGCAAACACTCCCTTCGCCGCATTGATAACCCCTGCCAGTTTCGGAATAATGGTCATGATCGTGCCGATAGCCGATATGATCTTACCCACAACGATCAGCACCGGACCCAGAGCTGCCGCCACTAGCGCAGCGGTAATGATTACCTTCCTTGTGCCCTCATCCATCGAATTGAGCCAATCCACCAGCTTCTGAATCCATCCGACAATAGTGCGGATTGCAGGCATCAGCATCTCACCGAAAGAGATAGCCAGTTCCTGAAGCTGTGACTTCAGGATTGTCAGCTGACCTTCAAGGTTGTTATTCATGGTCTCAGCCATTCCGGCTGCACACCCGTCACAGTTCTCAATAGCAGAAGAAAGCTTATTGATATCGCCTTCCCCGGCGTTCATCAATGCCAGGAATCCTGACATTGCATTCTTTCCCACAAGGGATTCAGCCGTAGCAGCCTTCTCCGACTCAGATAATCCCGAAAAAGCAGTCCGGCAGTCAGCCAGAATATCACTGAGGTCTCTCATGGATCCGTCCGCATTGGTCGTAGCCACGGTCACCTCACCAATAGAGGATCCGCAGATCTTCACATCCCCGGAAAGATTATTCATAATGGTTCTGAGTGCTGTACCTGCCTGAGATCCCTTGATGCCGGAATTAGCCATCAGACCGATAGCTTCAGCCGTATCCTCAGCTGAAAAACCCAAAGCACCTGCAATAGGAGCACAGTACTTGAAGGTCTCACCCATCATAGAAACATTCGTATTTGCATTACTCGAAGCCGCCGCCAAGATATCCGCAAAATGCCCCGAATCCTGAGCCGATAATCCGAACGCCGTAAGCGCATCCGTCACGATATCGGATGTAGTCGCAAGGTCTTCCCCGGAAGCCGCAGCAAGGTTCATGACACCTTCAATACCGGAAAGCATATCCTCTGTCTTCCAACCCGCCATCGCCATGTAGTTCATAGCTTCAGCCGCCTCAGAAGCAGAGAACTTAGTCTTGCTTCCCATCTCACGGGCTTTATCTCTGAGCCTGTCCAGATCATTGCCGGTAGCCCCGGACACCGCTGCAACCTGACTCATAGCAGAGTCAAAATCAGCGGCAGTTTTCACCGCCGCCGTGCCTAATGCCGTAACACCTGCTGTCACCGGAAGTAGCCGTGTACCGACATTACTAATATTGTCTCCGACCGTCTTAAGCTTTTCGCCCTTCGCCGCAATACTCTGAAGAGCCGTAGCAGACTCATTCGCCTGCTTTTCCAAAGCTTCAAGGTCTTTTTCCGTCTCGATGATCTCCCTCTGCAGGGCATCATACTGTTCCTTCGATATATCGCCATTGGCAAGAGCTGTGTTCGCCTGCTCAGCCGCCGTCTTTAATGTTTCCAGCTTCTCCTTTGTAGCTGCAACCGCCTCACCAAGGAGCCTGTGCTTCTGAGCCAAAAGCTCCGTGTTTCCCGGATCCAGCTTTATGAGCTTTTCCACATCCTTAAGCTGCTGCCGGGTGCTCTTGACCTGTGTATTCACGCCCTTCAAGGCAGTCTGCAATTTTGTGGTATCACCGCCGATCTCAATAGTGATACCCTTTATTCTGTTCGCCGCCATCAAGGCACCCCTTTCGTTGCAAAAGAAAAGAGCTGACATTTCATCAGCCCTTTAAAAATCCATTATGCTATTCCGCGCCAAATCTCACTAAAAATACAAGTTTTGGCGCATGATCAATCTACAGCCTTATCTTCCTTCCTCTATGATATCCAGCATTTCTCGCGGAGTAACCACATAC